AACGCTTCGACACATTTAACCAGCCAAGCCCTAGGGATAATTTTCAAACTGGCATCGTCGGGCTTCGCTTTGCCTAACCATACCCATTCGAATTCATCGGGGTTATTCTCCTTAGCGAATGTCGCTTGGCGCAATAAGACCCCAGGTAAGTTAGGGTTTTCAAAATAGTTCTTCTGGATGATGACGCAATCTTCGCCGCCTTTGCGCAATTGCTTAAAGCGAACGTCGATAGGGTCTTTCTCGGTTTGGGGGTTCCAGGTGGCGATAATGCGTGAACCGGGCCTACGCAGCACAGTTGGGAATAGAACGATCAGGCTGGCGTCCGTCACAGCATGAGCCTCTTCGATCCAGGTAAGATCGACGGCTTCGAGCGATTGTAGCTTTGAGACCTTATGACCGAGGCCCTTGAATATAACGCGGGAGCCGGTCGGAACGCATAAAATTTCTTTATCGGTGATATAGAAAAACGCTGCGTACCCCATGCTCTCTATTTTATTTTCAAGTAATGCTTTCGAGCTATCGGCTATGGAGTCCTGAATTTCACGGCAGCATAGTATCAGAATTCTAGACCTAGTCATCTGATCGACGATATACGTCGCGACGTCGTGTGATTTGGCCGAACCTCGACCACCCACTAGGCCTAGGTATTCGTGTTGATCCCATAGCGCCTTAACTTTCGGGTGTAGCCTATGGATGTTGGTGGGCGATTTAAGCTGCTGCTGGTTCATCAGTGGGCTCATCAACGGTCTCATCAGTGGGATCATCAGTGGGCTCATCAGTAGGCTCGTCAGTGGACTCCTCAGCGAATTCAATTGCAGGCGGTTTGAATTCTAACGACCCGCTGATTTTCTGATTGTCGATAGCGAGCCCGAATAATTTAGCCTTGCCTGTGAGACCAGCTATAACCGCCGATGATTTACCAAGGCTCGAGGCTTGTGATATGGCAGCGTCGTACTCACGAGCAAGGGTATCGACGGTCACACCATGGGCCTCACGATGCTCATTCAATAGCTCGTCAATCTTCAACGACACGGCTGTATGGCGCAGCACGCGACTAGCATCGACCGTAATAGCATTATCGGTCCAGCCGTCGGTGCTGTACGCCATCTTGTAAGCTGTAACCGCATTTTTAAACTCGACGTACGAGTATGCGAATAGTTGCTGACGTGGTGTGAGTCTTCTTAATTTTTTCATGCAGCGATTATACTCACAGGGATGATGATGATGCAAGTGCTGATAATTATTCTCACGAGGAAACAACAAGGCTCATGTTCACGCCTTGAACGCCCGAATACTGGGGATCATGTTCACGCCATGAACACTGCAAATATCCAGGATCATGTTCACGCCATGAACATCACAGATTATGGTCACAGGACAGATATCCGGGGTTCTGAGTTGAATTATTCCGTGTTTCCAATGTTTTCAATGGCTTACTAGTAGTGAAGTCCAAAGACAGCCCAAAGACAGAGCTCACTGACACACGATAATTGTTTAATATCAGTAACTTAAGCCAATTCTGTCTTAGAGACCCTAGCTCTTTCTATTTTAAAAGAAAGTAATATAATATATAAGGGTATAGGTAGTATATACGCAGCACCACTATAGGGCCTGGGGGAATAGAGAAGCTAAGTCCTGGAGGCATAATCGCTAAGTCGTTGATACTAAATATGTATCGTGTGCCAGTGGGGTGTCAGTGGGCTTTAGGATAACCGGAAAAAATTTAAGTATAATAAAAGGTTGACCTAATTATCAATTTTCGGCTATAAAGAGACTGAATTTAACGAATAAATTAAATAAATTAAATAAATTAAAGGACTAAATGAGTATGATCAAATTTTCAGTTAACAATCGTTTTTCCGGTGTTGAAATGTTTACAGCATCAATCGATTGTGAAGAATCCGAGAATGAGGGGACTAAAGCGGGTCTATCTATAAAGTGGGCTATTGAAAATGAGGTCGACCTTTATGGTGCCGATCTTCGTGGTGCCGATCTTTACGGTGCTAATTTTCGCGGTGCTAATCTTCGCGGTGCTGAGATCCAAGGTGCTAACCTTTATGGTGCCGATCTTTCCAATGCTGACCTTTCCGGTGCTAATCTTCGCGGTGCCGATCTTCGCAGTTCCAACCTTTATAGTGCCGACCTTCGCGATGTCGACCTTTACGGCGCTGATCTTTACAGTGCTAATTTTCGCGGTGCTTTAATCAAAAACAACATTAAGTTAACCGGCAAAGATCCGATATTTACAATGACGCCTGTAGGATCGGAAAGTAGAACACTATCTGCTTTTAACACAGATAAGGGCGTTTTTATCAAGCGTGGTTGTTTCTTCGATACGTTTGATTTTTTTAAAACCACTGTCGAAGAAACACAGTTATCAAATGAATATAGTGCGACCTATCTTGTTGTGATCGCATTGATTGAAACTCTCTGGAATGACACCCTATAAGCCGGTATGGATATACCGACGAACTAAATTTCCAGTTTAACGAATTAAAGGACTAAATGAGTATGATTAAATTTCCAGTTAATAATCGCTATTCCCGTTCCGTAATGTTTACGGCTTCAATTGATTGTGGAGAATTCGAGAATGAGGGGACTAAAGTAGGCCTAGCTGTAAGATGGGCTATTGAAAATGAGGTTGAGCTTTACTGTGCTGACCTTCATTGTTCTGACCTCCACGGTGTCGACCTTCGTGGTGCTAACCTTCGTGGTACCGACCTTCAAGGTGCTAACCTTAGAGATGCTAACCTTAAAGGTGCTAACCTTCGCGGTGTCGACCTTCAAACTACTGACCTCCACAGCGCCAACCTTAAAGGTGTTAACTTCCACCGTGCCGATCTTCACGGTGCCGAGCTTTACGGTGCCAACCTTCAAGGTGCTAACCTTTACGGTGCTAACCTTAACGGTGCCGATCTTAAAGGTGCTAACCTTTACAATGCTAACCTTAACGGTGCTAACCTTCGCCGTGCCGACCTTCGCTGTGTAGACCTTCACGATGCCGACCTTCGTGGTGCTACCCTTGAAGGTGCCGATCTTCAAGGCGCTAACCTTTCTGGTGCCGACCTTCGTGATGCCGATATTCGCGGTGTTGACCTTCGTGGTACCGACCTTAACGGTGCACGGCTTAACGATGCCAACCTCAAGGATGCCGACTTTCAAGGTGCCGACCTTTACGGTGCTAACCTTAACGGTGTCGTAATCAAAAAACACACTAAGTTAATCGGTAAAGACCCGATATTCACAGTGACACCAATGGGTTTGGAAAGTGGGCCATTGTTCGCTTTTAACACAGACGCGGGTATTCTTATCAAGTGCGGTTCTTTCTTCAACACGTTTGATCATGGTGTTTCAGTTAGGGGCGCTTGTTTCTTCGACACGATTGATGTTTTTAAAACCACTCTCGAAGCAGCAGATGCACCAAATAAATATAGTGCGAGCTATCTTGCTGTGATTGCACTGATCGAAACTCTCTGGACTGAAATCTCATGAGCCGGGTACTGTGTCAAGGGTGCAGCTGGTATGGATACAGCGACGAACTAAAGTCGCTTCAATCTGTGGCTGGTCCTAGTCTTATTAATACTTCAGTCGATACTAGTCATTGCCTGTGTCCACTGTGTGGCGATTATCATATCCGTCACAGCCCCGCTGGTGAGAATAAGGGTTGCGCCATCATACAACAGCAGGACGAGTACTCATGCTCCACGTGTGCTATGCGGTGGGGGGTCGGCGAGAAGGCCCCCCAGTGCGAACGCGGTGTTCTAAAAAAACGCATTATGGAGATTGAAATGACGGGAAGTATCATAGGTCGCGAAAAAGCTGAATACCGTCGACTGAAAGATAAATTAAGGGAACTAGTAAAATGACTGGACCAGCTACCAGACCCCCTACCGCCGGTGCTCGGGTGCTAGGGGTTATGTCAGACGGTAATCCCATAAACACAGCGGGGATTTTATCAGCGCATGGAACTATGTACGGTGCTGGTAAAATTTCATTAGGTTATTTGAAGCTGGTTATTCGAAAACTCTGGGATGATGGAGAAATCATAAAAGTATCACCCGGTATTTACGAGATCGCCACCGGATCCTATCGTGGTATCAGGAGGGCGGTTAAATCGACTACCAAACCCGATACCGTTGGCGATCGGGTGCTAAGGCTCATGGCAGATGGAAAACCCACAAAACCCGGGTTCATTTTATATTACTATAAAATTGTATACGGTGAAACTTCAATAGGTTATTTGAGGTGGGTCATTAAAGAGCTCGTGATCGCTGGTAAAGTCCGAAAAGTAGCACGTGGTGTTTTCGCGAGGATAGTTTAAAGATTAACCTTGATATCATCTGAAGAATAGAGTTATACTGAGTTCGAACACCCTCCCTTGTTCACACTCATAACCTTGACCCGACATCATTTATTTGGTGTCGGGTTTCTTTTTATGCGCAAGCCGCCAGGTCCCATTAAAAAACCCGACGCCAAATAAATAGCGTCGGGTTTAGTTTTATACGGGTGCCGGGTGTTATTACATCTTGTAACCTTGATCTTTGATATAATCCCCCATTAAATCATTGATCGTCTCGACGCCAGGGTTCTGAGAGTAGATCACAGGTCGACCGCGTTCATTGACTAAGTCTTTGGTGAATCGACCGACTGTTCTATACCCGAGAGTTTCAAGCATTGCCTGACGTTTGTTACGGTTAACATAATTAGCCTTACCGCTTCGTTTTAATAGTTCGTCGAGGGCAATAGATGAAATCCAGCCTCCTCGGAACCCTTGTATATTTTCATCAATAGCATTCAAGATCTCTTGTTCGACAGCGCCAACCGATGCCTTAATAACTTCAGCTGTTGTCGACGTGGTTGGTGCGCGGTGTAGCTCTGTAGCCGGGTTTAGGTGATCTGGTATGTCATAGGTCTCCAGGTAGTTCGTCACCATTGCGTAACCGTCGGCGTTTAACCATCTATATAAATCAGGGAAGTAATCACCACCCATACCAGATGATAATAGATCACTGTAACTCTGTTGTGCTGTGTAGAACACGGCATAGCGTCGGTCGTTCTCTGTTTTATGTACGGCGTCGCGGTGGTTACTGCACATAATGAAATTCGCGCGATTGTCGCCGCTGTACTGGTTACCGCCTTTAGCCTGTACCTCAATTCGGTCATTTGTAATCAGGATCTTTAAGGCGTCGATAGCGTCGCGGCGATCAGATATTTTGATTTCTTCAATACCGATAAACGCTTTTTGCTCTATCCAGGCATTAAATTTATTCGAAATATCGTTAGGGTTTGGAAAATGAGACATCCTGTTACCGACAGCATGTGCCACCACGCGCATTATCATGGATTTGCCATTACCCTCGGCACCCTGTAAGAGCGGGCACCATTGAAATTTAGTACCGATATATTGCTTACATGCCGCCATATAAGCGAGCATGATAGCGCGGTCCTTATCGTCGGGTAGTAACTTCGCCAGAAAGTCGAGGAACGGTGTCACGTCGCCAGGAATCGAGCGTACGGATACAGGATAGAATGTATTTACTAACTCTCTCCCTTCTAGTGTGATGATCGTACCTGGCCTTAATTCAGGTCGAAACGCAGTACCGTGGACCTTCGGAAATGATATTGCGTGAGATTTTAAAAACGTTTCCCAAGCGCATTTACTGGTCTGTTCATTCGAATTATCGAAAGCAAATACATAAATCGAATAGCGCGCTTTAAACTGTTCTGGTGTAACGACTGAGCCGTCAGCTATTAAAATACTGTGACTGTCTTGAATGTATACGCAACCTTTGAAAAATTCTAATTGCTGATCAGGGTCAAGATACTGATAACTACCCATCCGTAACGCACCGTGATTAAACAAGGTGGGTGTTTCGGGTGTCTCGTCAGTCGAGACGCCGACCGGCGAGTCGAATGAACCAGCGCCGTCAGTCGAGATATCCACATCAGGGGCACAAGGTGCTTTGTTAGTCGAGATAGCGCAAGGTGCTTCGATTACTGTAGAGCGTGGGTCTTTATAAACGTTCTGACAAAACCCGACCGCTTTCGGTATCGTGAATTCTTTTAAATATGACTGGTGCGTATCCCATTTGGCTCGATAGAGCCCTGACCTGCGTGCGATACGTTCCATACGTTCACAATTACAGCCACACCAGAACGCTAGGTGAGAGAAAAACGCTGCGTCTACGCTCGATGCGTCGAATGAACCATCGCCGTCAGGGTAGGTATTGGCGAACGACGCTGTGTCGTTGTTCCATAGGCTGACCAAGGACGTTTTACCAGAAAACAACGTGTCCGCTGAAGGTCGCGCGGAGAGCATACGTCGAATGAGTTCATCGTCGTCGTCTGGACCTTGCCAGTCATCGCGCTCTGTTGTCGACCATTCCGCCGATTGACTACCCGACGTCGTCTCCATATATGACGATAGGAAAATATTTAAAGCCGCCTGGTGATTTATTTCAGTTGTGCCTCGTTCGCCGTTTCGAGTGATAGCTATATAGCGACCATGGTCATAGACCTCTAACCCGAGAGCCTGGTTTTTGTTTTTGAAACCTTCAGGTATTTTACCTTGTGCAATAATATGGAGCCCGTTGCCGGTATGTGATACCTCAACATAAGCGCCGGGGAATTGCTCACAGATCGACACGGATAGAGCTGACCATGTGTTGTCGGCTTCTAACGCGTAATCAATGTCAACTACGAAATAATCATCGTCAGCACCGAATACAAAACCTGTGTATTTGGAGCGCTCAGCGACGGTCTCATAGTCAGACCAGTTAACCGGGTTTAGGTGATTTATACCACCATGAACATGGATAACGTCTGGTTTGTCTGGTACCGGGTTTGGTGTCTCAGTAAATGTCACAGGCGTAAGGCCGTCGTACGGAACCTTACGCGGCTTCTTTTCGCCTGGAATCTGTAACGGTTGCCAGTTTACCCACTGGCTCGATGTAAATATACTCATGTACTAGCCCCTGGAACGATTCTTACTAGGTCTTGTAAAAGCTGTTCTTTGATACTTTGCGGAATCGATTCGGTTCCGTGGTGTTTCATCGAAACGGCATGGGCTAAAATCGTATCGTAGTGGCTGCCATATTCCCGAGCGTAAGCGATAACAGCGGCGCGGAGTTCCGACTGTGTGAAATAACCTTTAACAGTCGATTTACTGCAATCGGGTAAGAGTTTAGAGACACTAGAGAGGCTGATGTTAAAGACGCCGTGGGTTAACGAGTCTTTGACAGCGGCGACAATAATCTGCCGTTTTCTTTGATCGGGGGTTAGTCGTGTGCGTGGGCGATGCATAGTTCATACTCCTGTATTGATTTGCCGAATGTGGCGAAGCCGCCGTAACGCTGTACGACTTGCATGTATTTCTGTTGCGCTAATTCTCTACCGGTACCTCTAAATTTCCAGTTACCGGCCTTAGATTCGTGAGCTGTAAAAACGCCAAGCATACGTCCGACGTGATGAGGCGTGATGGTCACCGGTGTTATGCCTATTAAATCAGAGGATTTAAAGTGTCTATTTATTTTTTCGCTATCGTTACCGAGACCGAACCGAATATGACGACGGTCCTCAGTCGTTACAGCGCCGGAATTGTTACGCCATAAGATACGACCAGTCTTTGACGCGTGTAAGCGTATGTCCTGGGATATAGCAGCCTCGCTACCAGTCGCGCGCGTTGTTTCCGGCACAGTCACAGAGAGTAGTTCGTCAAGCGCCTGTGCGGGTATATTCCAGCGCTGAGCCCATTCATGGATGTTCATTCGTCATATGCCTCGTGTAATGCGCTATTTAAACCGTGTGATAAATTCTCGATCAATTCAGATACCGAACTATCTGGTTCTTTTAATGGGTGAGATATCGACCCCTCGCAAATAAAACCATCATTCCGAATATCTAAATGGATATACATCGGTCCGAATGGTGTATCGACTTTACTTGTTACACACTCTGTACGATTGATTTTATTCGACATAGTCATTTTTGATCTTCTCCATTATTTCTGTTGAATCTGTTCGGTTCAGAGCTTGCGCGCTCAATACGTCCATCCCGAATCGGTGAAAAAATCGCCTGTATGATTGGCTCTCCGATTCTCCAGCCTCTTCGCGGTGACCTCGCCATAAGTTAATAGCTTCGACGAGTGGTATTCGTGCGGCGATTGCTGCGCGTCTGTGGTTAACCTGGCCTCTAATCGCGGCCGGTGGTAACATCGTATCTTCATTTAATCGTTTCGCTAAATCGGCTGGAGATTCGTTCACCGTTAATATCTCGCCACGAAGCATAGCGAGAACGTCGGCGTTCAATTCGGTTAAATCGCCGTCGACCTGATCGGGTCTTGATCGACCTTCAGGTTCGGGGTGATGGCCGCAATAGGGACACGATGCATATATTTTTTCATAGATCGACATACATTCAACACAGGCGATCACAGGTATAATACTCTCGTCTCGCTTACCGCGTACGCCGCGTTCCCGTGCGTCGAGTGACCATGTTCGCGGCGCGTCTGGTAACCCGTGTCTGATGACGTTACCGACGTGATCAATAATAATAGCGACTGCTTTACCCTCAAGAATTCGAAGACCTCGCCCGAACTGTTGAGCATACAAAGCGTAAGACTGTGTTGGTCGTGCCATAATAACGACCTCAATAGCGGGAAGATCAAAACCCTCGCCGAAGAGATCCACGTTTACTAACATTAATATTTCACGACGCCGCAAACGAGAGAGCAATTCGACGCGCTCACGGTTGCCGGTCTTTGAACTGATCACGGCTGCGGGAACACCAAGCGCGTTAAATCGTTGCGCGATTTCGGTCGCTGTGTCGATATCGACCGAAAAGCAAACGCCGACTTTACCAGTAGCGATTTTGATATATTCCGTTACGACGTCGCCGACGATATGGGATTTTTTCGACGCCTGTCGTAACTGGTGATGGTTAAAGTCGCCGGTTGTTTTACTGACGTCGACGCTGGATACGTCAAAATCTGATGCAGGCGCGAAAATACGATAGTCGGTTAGATATCCCTGGTTAATTAAATCCCGCATAGAGGGGCCACGAACAAGCTCGTCGAATAGGCCGTGAGAGTGGCGACCTAACCCTTTACCGTCGGCTCGAACTGGTGTCGCTGTTACACCGAGTCCGTAAGCGTTCGGAAATAACGCGGCGGCTTTACCCCATTCATTTTCTCTTAAAACGTGGTGCGCTTCGTCTTGCGACCATAACGTAACCTGATGGGGCCATGAGCCTAAGTCGCGTCGTATTAATGTTTTCACACCCGATACGACCGTCGGCGATTGTGGATGGAAAAATGATTTACCGATTTCGAGGGTGTGGCATTGTGAGACAAATTTAACGACCGACGGCGGCGCTATGATATTATGATAAACACCGACCTGAGCGAGCCCCAATGATAATTGAGATACGAGTTCCTGACGGTGCGCGATTGATACTGACGCGCTACCTGGGGGCCGATCATTGAATATATCGGACACGACGACAGTCTTACCCGCGCCGGTCGGCATTTCAATAAGTACGTTTTTAGCGCCGTCCGACCACGCTTGATACGCCTCGTTTTTAACCTGTGTCTGATAAGGTCGCGAAGTGACATTGGTCATGATTAAAGAATCATGAACGGAATTTCGGGGTTAATCACTAGACCGTCCTCCGGTTTGCACGGCATGATCACAGAGAACAGGTTAGGAAAAGCAGAGTACCGAACCAGAACGGGCGCGGATGCATCATCACCACCGAACGTCACGAAGTTGATTTCGTCCCCGAGCGCGTCACAGGTCTTTATGACTTTATCAAATACGTCGGATCGATACCCTACCACAGCCTGAGGTACTGCGTCTTGAAAGTCTGGGATAACCCGAGACCAGTCGATATACTTTTTATCGATAGTTATAAGCAGTTCGTCAAGATCGACAGGGGGAGCTATAATCGATAGAGTGTCAATCATAGCGGGAGAGATTTCAAAAACAACACCCTCGTCATGATCTAAAACACCGGTTTTGTCATGCGCCACTGTGATTATATGACCGTTCGTCGCAACGATCAAAAGACCCTCAAGCATATGACGGGTAACGAATACGCCGTTTAATTCAGGTCGGTTATCTTCTACGCCTTGAGCTACAGCCACAGCCGCTAATAATTTTGGGTCTACATTGGTTGACATGGTTTAACCTCGTAATATTTTTTAGTCTTGTGTGAAAAACGTTGTTGACTAGTGAGTTAATACTGGGTAATAGTTGCGTCGTCAACAACAATTTGAGCAAGGATTTTAAAACATGGCTAAATTTACCATTACCGATTTGAACCGTTCTGAGCTGGATACTTGCCTATCTGTGCTGGATGGTAGAAGTATCGCTTCTGTAGCTGAACTTACACTAGTCGAACCCGCAGCTGGACTTACACCAGTAGCACCAACGACAGAAACTACACTCGCACCATCCGTTGATTCGTCAGGTCTATTGTATGACGAGCGAATCCATTCCAATGGAGGTGTTACTAAACGATTGAAGCAAGACGGAACCTGGAGAAAGAAAAGCGGCGTGAGTGACGAATTCATCACCGAAGTCGAAGCTGAGTTGCGTGATCTTACACCAGTAGCACCAGTAGCACCCGACGCACCCGACGCACCAGCCGTCGAAAAAATCAAACAAATGACTGACCTTGCTAGTGGTGTGTCATATGATGATTATATCGAAGCCGGCTGGACCGATGACACTATGATCGACCGGGGCCATATGGTGCTAGTTGATCCAGTATCAGCCACACCAGCAGTGCCAGCAGTACCAAGTGTACCGATGGCGCCCGACGCACCAGTCGACGTTGAAGACGCACCAGTCGACGTTGAAGACGAGCCAGTCGACGTTGAAGTTGACGTTGAAGACGAGCCGGTCGAATCGCCGGTCGACGCTCACAAGTCACTAATGACCGCGATTAACGTCGCGCTCCAAGCTAAGACGCTTTTAGCGGGTGACCTACCTACCTTTTGCGCTCATTACGGTATTTCGGTTATGCAAGACTTCCTGACAAAAGCACCGCAACACATCGCCGAAGCTCAGGCGCATATTGTCGACGGTACACTGCCGAGTGCCAAATAATGCAAGTCGCAACACAACCAGTGACGATAGCAAGCACAGCGCCGGTATGGGTGAAATGTCCCGTATCGGCGTGGATTGCGCAGCTATATAAGCAGCCGAAAAGCCTTCAAGCACTCGAAGGTGAGGCGGCTCATGAAATGGCACAATTCGTTTTATCTGGCGAAGTAGAGAGCCCTAACGAATTAGTAGACAGGGCGGCGACTAACGGTGTCATTTTCTCTAGAGAAATGGTCGAGCCTGTGACTATCTATATTAATGAGGTTCGTCGCGGTGGCCCTGGTTTTTGGGTTGAGGAGAGCATTTCGATAGAGACACCTCATGAACCCGTAACGGGTCGCTGTGATGGTGCTAATTTTTATCTAGATAAGGAGCTGGGTTTTCTTCGGGTCATCGATTTTAAATACGGTTACAGCACTATCGAAGTCGACGAAAACTGGAGCATGTTAGCGTATAGTATTGATATCGCTACTCGTTTGACTGAAGAGGGTCACGAAGTTAACGATGTCGAACTGGTAATCGTACAGCCTCGCGCGTATCATCACGACGGCGCTATACGGTCGTGGTCTTGCTCAGGTGCTCAGTTAATGCGTTATCACGGTTTGCTAATGGCGGCTGTTGAGGCCGTTTATTCTGAGGACCGAGAATGTGTAACCGGAAATCACTGTAATAAATGTAACGCACGGGCTAATTGTCCAGTAGCTAAAATGGCGGGTATGAACGGTATCGATATAGCACACGCGCCGTTACCAGACACAGACACACCCGATCAGGTCGCCGCATTGCTCGACACTCTCGACCGGGCATTAGACGTAATAAAACACACACGGTCAGCAATGGAGGAACGCGCCGTAAACATGATTTCAAACGGTCAGGTAATCCCAGGTCGATCTATGAAACCTGGTAAAAGTCACCGTAAATTTACCAACGAAAAAGAAACCAGAGAATACGCAAAAATTATGGGTATCTCTGTCGATAAAAATAAGGAACTATGTACACCAGCCGAAGCTGTGCGCCGTGGTCTAGTGGTCACGGGTATTACGCACAGTCCCTCAACAGCACCTAAACTCGTAAAATACAGTGCTGCAACTCAAGCCAATAAGGTTCTAAAATAATGGGTGAAATCCAAGAAGTCCAAATCCCTCGTGCTCGTCTCATTTACGGGCATCCTATGAAGCTAACCGGTAAAGTTAACTACAACACCGGTCAACCCGATATCGACGACGCAACAGGTCTGCAGAAGCAAATCTGTATCTTCCATCTGGCAATTCCAAAGACAGATCCTGCGCTAACCGATGTGTTTACAAAGTTCGCAGCCGCAGCCGGCCGTGAGTGGGTTGCAGATCCCGACAATGATCCGTCGCGCTTTAAGTGGAAAGTCTCAGACGGTGACGGTCAGCGTCTTGACAAAAAGAAAAATGGAATGGTCGACTACCCTGAGTATTGCAAGGGTCACTATATTATCAAGGTGACGTCTCACGGGTTTATTGCAAACTGTGTCTATCAGCCCGGACCGGGTCAGCCACACCGCGATATTATCGAACCGTCAGCAATCAAATGTGGTGACTATGTCGACGGCTTTCTAAAAGTTGAAAGCAACAATGCCTCCGGTGAGCAGGCCGGTATCTACGTTAACCCCGGTTTTATTCGTTTTCTTGAGGCCGGCGGTGCAATTGCTACAGGTGGTGGTATGGGTGCAAGTGACGCCGACACTCTGTTAGCTGATAACCCGACACCGGGCGCGATTGCGACACCCGCAGCTGTACCTACACCACCAGCAGCACCTGCAGCTGGACCTACACCAGTAGCACCACCGGCACCACCAGCAGCACCTGCAGCTGGACCTACGCCACCGGCACCACCGGCACCACCGGCACCACCGGCACCACCAGCCACACCGGCGAAACAAATGTTACCAGCCGCAGCCGGTATGACTTACGAGCAATACATCGCGGCTGGATGGAATGATCAGCAAATGATCGACGGGGGTCTACTAATGCCGCCGGCAAATTTCGCGGCTGGGCCAGGTGCTTAACTTGTCGCGTGGCCTGTAACTACAATCCCATTGTAGGGGATTGTATACCTTTCTAAAATATTCCCGACGTCGAATAAACGGCGTCGGGATAACCCATGGATTTAAAATAATGAAAAAAGAAGTAACTGACGCCTCATTTGACACCGATGTACTTAATTCTTCGAAACCTGTGCTTGTGGACTTTTGGGCAGAATGGTGCGGTCCTTGCAAACAGATTGCACCAACGCTGGATGAAATGGCCAGTGAGATGGAAGACCGCCTGACAATCCTCAAGATGAACATCGACGAAAATCCCAGCATTCCATCCAAATACAACGTGCGTAGCATTCCCACACTGATGATTTTCAAGGACGGCCAGGTGGCCGCCATGAGGGTTGGTTCTGTGCCGAAAAGCGAGTTGGTGGAATGGGTGAAATTGGTGGAATCCGAGACTTGATTAATCCGTTGACAATCAAGTTTAGTGGGGGTATAAGAAGACAGTCACGCCGAAACAGAAGGATTTAAGATTACCGTATCCGTCACAACCCCGCTAGTTTCCCCCTATGTGATTTATCACCGCGTACCCTGGACTTAGCGCCGGGGTTTCGTGGTACTGGATGGTTACGAGTGTGATTGTCTATTGTTCAATAGCCTACGGAAGGTGTACTATGTAGCTACTATGAGAGGCCCATATAGGCGAGGGCGCTAACATGCACAGGAGCAACAACCTGCCTCGCCGCCTTTCACGTTACTACATTAACAAGTCACCTTTTACTTTAACACAGGAACTATCCACATGAACAAACTATTACTTACGGCAACAACCAGTGCATTCATTGCGCTGTCATTCTCAACTGCGCACGCGGTTGATCTTACGCCACTCGAAGGCTTTTATATTTCAGGCTTCGGCGGTGTGGTCATGGAAGGCCATACGAAATGGAAGCAGGGGGATGTCTCCTCGAACGAAGACTTCGATCACGATCTATTGTCCTACGGCGGCGCAGTCGGTTATGACTTCGGCGACTATCGATTTGAAGGCGAATTATCGCACTTATCTGCGTATGGTGAAACCATGCAGAGCGAAACGCACAAGCTATCGAGCGAAATCTCAGCAACTGCACTCATGGTTAATGCTTGGTACGATGTCGACACAGGTACCGACTTCACACCTTACGTTGGTGGTGGCGTTGGTGCTGCAGAGATCGAGGTTGATTCCACTAAAACCTGGCCAGAAGGGTCTTTTTCTGGATCTGGGTACTCTAGCACAGAGTACGCGTACCAAGTTGGTACTGGCGTGGACTACTCAGTCACAGAAGGCGCGACTGTTGGCCTTGGATACAAGTATCTATCCGCAGGCGACCAGAGCTTTCACACTGTGAATGCGGGAATGCGTTACACGTTCTAATCGACTACCCGCCTCATGGAAACGTGGGGCGGGTAAAAAGGACTACACGATGGATACGGCTTTGAAAGCATCGATAGCTAATGGTTTTAGAAATACTACCTTAGGGTTTTTGAGAATACGGAAGAACCTGAACGTCACTCATTTTTCAGACGTTGAAACAGAGGGATATCTAAAAGATATTCTCTTATCAACTCCTCTTGAAGATATAGAAACGAAGGGCAAGAACCATTATTTCAGATGCGTTAGGAGGGGTGCGGTTTTAACTGTTAACTCACATAGCTTTACGATCATAACGGCAAAAACGATCAACCACCCAGCAACAATGCAAGCTCCTCTATAGGAAACAATCGGCCATGAATTACGTTTACGATCTTGAGATTTACCCTAATGTCTTTACGGCTTCGTTCCAGTGTATCGAAACCGGGGACCGCTGGTACTATGAAATCTCAGAACGTCGTAACGATCTTTCAGCGTTAACTACTTTTCTTTTTGCGTTACGTGATTCTCGCGCGACCATGGTCGGTTATAATAATTTCGCTTTCGACTGGCCTATCTGTAATTTCATTCTCGAACGCTATGTACCCTGGTTGAATTTAACCGACGCTGCTGTGACTGCTTTCATTTATGAATTCATGCAGTCGATTTTTGCCGCTTCAAAAGAACAAAAATTCGATATGATTCTTTGGCGGCCCATTATTCGTCAGATTGACCTGTACAAAATCCACCACTTTGATAATTTCGCGCGCGCGACGTCGCTGAAAATGCTTGAATTTAATATGCGGTCTACAAATATTAAAGACCTACCCTACCCCCCAGGGACACCTTTAACCGTCGATCAGATACCAGTTTTAGCGTCTTACAATATGCACGACGTCGCCGAGACGGTTAAATTTTATCATGAGTCTCTCAAGTATATTAAGTTCAGAGAATCGCTAACCGGAAAATATGACAAAGATTTTACTAATTTCAGCGACGTAAAAATCGGTAAAGAGCTTTTCATAATGCACTTGGAAAAAGCGAACCCTAACGCGTGCTTTTATAAAGACGCGAACGGTGATCGACAGCCACACCAGACCCTGCGACCGACGATCAATTTAGCCGACGTTGTGTTCCCATACGTGAAATTTAACCATCCTGAATTTCAGCGTATCCATAATTATTTTTTATCTCAGACGATTACCCAAACTAAAGGCACGTTTGAGGGTCTGGAATGCACCGTTAACGGTTTCAAATATGTATTCGGTCTCGGTGGTATTCACGGCTCGGTAAATAATAAAGCCGTTCACGCTTGCGATAAATATGAAATCCTCGATATCGATGTCACGGGCTTCTACCCGAGTGTGGCAATTGTTAATCGGGTCTTTCCAGCGCACCTTGGCGAAACATACTGCGATATTTCAAAAAGTATCTTTGACGAGCGCGCAACATACCCAAAGACCGCACCCGAATCGCAAGCCTTAAAACTGGCATTAAACGCGACATATGGTAACAGTAATAACAAGCACTCGCCTTTTTATGACCCTTTTTATACAATGACGATCACGATTAACGGCCAGTTGCTTTTATGTATGCTCGCCGAAAGCCTTCAGCATATTCCAGAACTCGAAATGATCCAGATCAATACCGACGGTCTAACGATTAAGATACCGCGAACTATGCGAGCGCAAGTCGATGATCTGTGTAAATCATGGGAAAATATGAGCCGCCTAGAACTGGAATCGGTAAATTATGAATCTATGTTCGTTCGAGACGTTAACAGTTATATCGGTGTTTTTGAAGACGGTACGACAAAGCAGATAGGCGCATTTGAAACCAAACACCCGCGCGATCGTAAGCCGATAGGGTGGCACCAGAACCTTTCGGCGATGATTGTACCGAAGGCGGCTAGCGCGGCACTGGTTGAAGGCGTTGACCTGGTCGAATACATTACGTCACCCGAGCGCGATATCATGGATTTCATGTTACGCACAAAGATCGACCGTAGCTCCCGCCTGGTTGTCGTAGATGATTTGGGTGGTGAGATAGACCAGCAACGTATAAGCCGCTATTACGTGGCGCACACGGGCGGCTCACTAATGAAATTATCACCGCCGACAGTACCGCACACCGAAGGCACGTTTAAAAAAGCGTCTGGTGTGACCGATGCCGAATATTTCAGCCATGACCCCAAGGTGTGGCGCGAGGGTATACACACAAAAAATCGAAGCGTCTACGCTACCCGCACTATGGGTATCGACGTTGGCTGGAAAGTCGAAATCTGTAACGATATTAGCCACGTTAACGGTTTGAACATAAATCACGCTTATTATATCACTGAAGCGAAAAAACTGATTGAGAGAATCAAATGAACGACCAGATTAAGCGAGCACGTATCGACGCCCGAAGAATCGTATTGAATGGCGACAATCACACCGAAAACCAGCGACGGTTAGCCTGGTATATTTTAATAAGCCATGGTGTGAGCTAATGGCTTATGCTAACGTGTTACTAAATATAAAGGAACTAATGTAATGACTAATCGTTGTGTTCATTGTAATAGAGTAATGGTTAAACAGATTGACAACTCGTGTGGGACGTGCGGAAAACCACAGACAGCCGAGGTGATCAGAAATAAATACGTCGATCAGCCACCGGTTACCCCCATAGCCCGAAAGTCGCCGCCGGTGACGACGCCGACGCAGGTCGATATATTAGCGCTTCAAAATAAATTGACCCGGTATCAGGACATGTTAGTCAGGATCGCAGAGGGTCAAACGAACGGGAGGCCATTAAACGCGCAAACCAGCCAAAGCCACGCGATAAAGGTATTGAATGGAACAGAGGATAAATATTATTAAACCTTTAGAGCGACCGCGACACCCCAATTAAAACCAACGCATAATTTTAAATCAGCGTCACAGTCTGTAGGTGTGTATTCGTTTGCCGACTCTCCGTCTTCACTAACCATGCCCATTACACGGGCAGCCGAAACGTATGTTTCAGAACAGAACACGCTCGAAATATCTGGCTTGTTCTTATGCCAGGGTAGTGGCCCATCGATTTCAGCGTTTGCGAGCTCCCAATACGAACCCTCGTAAGGTTTACCGTACCAGTCGTCAATAAATTGATATAACGCGTCAAGCTGTGACTGTGTTCGAACACCGTTAATCGACCGACAGAAGACCTTACCATCGTATGACTCGACTCGATCAGCGAACCTAGTCAATTGAACACCCTTAACCAGTTCACCATTTACGAGGTCGATCTCTACACCGACTGAAGTCGACTCGAATAGACATGGGCCATACTTAGGGTGATCGACATACATAGCGACGTGAGAATATCTCGCCTCAGTCGGTGCGGTTATGATTGCGGAAAACGCCCCATTGCCCTTAAACAGAATTACGTCACCAGTTTGATGAATCATTTTTTCTAACCCCTATATCTCGTTAATTGCCAGTGCGGTCGATCCCATTTCCACAGGTCGAAACCCCAATCGAGAGGTACGTTTAAAATTTCCGTCGCTAGTTTTATAGCTCTGACCATTCCATCCCATGCCGCTCTTTCGTCAGTCGTTTTATACGACCATATAGCTTTACCATTTGCCCAAGGCACAGCGTCGACAGCGAGAGATTCAGGGTCGTCGCTTTCGTCATTATGGTATGAGTTAGGATATTTGACTTTTGACGCACCAGTCATAAAATATTCGGTCTGTTTTTCTTCAGATCGCAAGCCTTCAGCGATGAAAAAATCGACATCGGTGAGATAAAGCGCCAAGCGCATTACGTGCTTAATATCATGGTGACAAGTTTCGAGGCGTTGTGTCGATGTTTTGCTAAATTTAAGTGTCATTTCAAATATCCCATAATCCACATTCCGAAACCACCAAGAGCGAGTGGAATACTGTAACCAATTACAGCATATTTTACCCGGCGTTTAGTGTCTGTTGAGTCTTCAACAGCCTTAATACTGTATCGTATACCAGCGCGGATCATCTCGGCATTTTCAAGCGGTTCGCCAGTTAACTCAAGTACATGCTCGCGATATCTTTCATACGATACCTTATCCCATTCGGTCTGCCATAATTGCATTTTATTATCAATCGTGACACCGACTTCTTTAGCGACGGTTAGTGACATATTTTCAAGGGTTAAAGCCAACTCGCGCCGGGTTAGTAGTGTCTCATCGTTGCTCATGATGACCACTCCCGACGCCAACGAGCGAACACAGTAAAACAGTTATTCCATATCGACCATCTCATACCGACAAGCTTATCTAACTCAGCTATTTTATCAGGTGAGCGCCTACCGCAATCAATCATACGCTTACCTTTATACCAGTCAGGGTCGGTTGTCTTGACTAACGCACCTTTTTCGGAGGAGAACCAATAACAAACACCATCGACGTATACGCTGGAACCACCACCGAGACCCGACCAGAATAGACCGAGCATACCTAGAAAGTTATGAGGTTTTGTGACGATCAAATAAATCGTGCCGTCTTCAGGTTTATGAAACTTATCGCTTGACAACCGAAGCATAAACCGAAGTAAAAATAGATGAAGCGATATAATCAGCAGCGTGAAAAACAAAGCTAGATTAATAGGCTCGGGGAGATTTAAAAGTCCAATGATGTTATTTGCAATCGCAATATTTGCGGCGACGATCACAGCGGACAATGACACCCCTTTTAGAATGGTTGACGTGTATGACAACGCAAAATAGCAAGCAAGAGCTAGCGCTACTGTGCTCGTATCCTCACATGCAAAATAGATTAACGAATACAATTCGTCTGTGAAACTCGACGGCACAAAAACGGGTGCAAATTCAAGGATCACCCACAACGAAAAGAACCCAAGCGGGGTTCTATATCGTGGATCTATTCTTCGTAGGTTTACGTCCTCGCATACCATCCTTTTTCACTCCTAAACGTTCGGCAATCATTTCAACTAGTAGCTTGATATCATCGTCCGACACTATATATCCCCTACGGCAACTGTGTGACGGTACGGTCAGACCAACCGTTATCTTGATCAGCTTGTGGCCAGGTGACGGTCCAGTCGATACCAGCTACGTCATACGCTTCCACGTCGGCTTGCTCGGTACCTGTCGGCACCTGGGGATACCCAAGGTCGTGTAAGAGCGCGTCTTCGAAAATCCGAATACCGGAAATTTCATCACCCCACATACCACCAAACAGACACAACTCGCGAAGACCGTCGTCGTCGATACTGAACTGCTCGCTGTTAGACTGGACAAACCCGTTATGTGGATTAACGCGACTTTCGTTCAGTTTCGCAAGCTGGCGTACCATCCAATTATGCATTCGATCGTCAAGCCCGACGGTGTATTCGTCGCTAGCACTGTCATGCTTCCAGATAATACCCTGTGTAATACGCGCATTCATGGCTTCTGTGATAGCGGCTTTCTTTGTTTCAACGATGTGCTCTATCGGCGTCACCCAAGCCGAACCATCCCATACATCGCGGGCATGCAACGGCGGCTCGGATACTTCTGTTGAACCGGTAGGCGGCTCGGCGCCATCAAAAGCGCCAATATAATTACCGTTTTCGTCTACAAAATGTTTTGTCATGCCCATGCCCTCACTAAAAGACGCCAGTTTGTATAAGACATTGTTCTACCCGTACCCGATGTTTTATCAACGTAGGCAATGCCGTCGCTGCTACTAAACCTGATTGAAATATTTGTGGCATCGGTAAGTAATCCATATCCTGAATTACCAGAGAGCCCCGGTCGCATATGGATTATATCACCGACATTATAATTAAAATTAGTAATTGCACAAACAGCCCACACCTGAACATTATAAGGTACTGACGCTAACCCGTGAGCAAGGGTTAATAAACCACCGACAGTCATTGTTTGCTCACCAGAGTCATATGATTCCGTAAATTCTGGTTCGACTGGTGTGGGTGGTGTCACTGGAATTATACTTTCCCAGAACGTTTCACTACCTGTAGCGCCAGGTAGTCTCGTCACAGAACTCGGACCGTTCGCGAGCAAGCAGATATATAACACACCCGCCTCGGTAACGATACCGTCAGGTAGAAAATCAATCGTTAGCGAGTATGGCAACCCAGCACCGTATTGGGATACGTCTTTACCCATAGCGTAAAGCTGTTGATAGATTTTATTCGTACCCTCTCGCGTCGGTTTTTTCCCGGCGGTCTGTTCGAAAGCTAATTCATAGCCTTCGGCAAAGTTCGCCACGGTCGGTGCCGCGGTGTCTCCAGTGTCGGCGAAAATTATAGGAACTTCGCCTCGTGTGTCTCTAGCCATTTTAAATAACTCCTACAAAACTAGCCTGATTAAAACCTGTCGAATCTGCTTGACCCTCGAAACCATACGCGCCTTCGGGGTGTGTAATCTCTATAGCTGTTATAGAGACTCCTGCGGGCTTTGGCAATAACCCAATTTGCGCCGCTACTATGACAACCTCGTCAGCCACACCCGAAAGAATAATTGTCGTGGCCATGTTCTGTTCGTCGAGATAGGTTGCATTACCATATGCTGCTGCGGCGATCCTGGACAAGTCAGGCTGTGAGCCATCCGTTAACAATTCACCACCGCGAGCGATCAAATATATCCTATACGTGGCATCATCTACGGGAATATAATTAGGATCTTCGCCGATACTCGCAAAACGCCCCTGGTTAAAGCTCACTGTATCGTCAGCACCATTAAAACCAAAAATTTTAGTTTCTGTCGAGGGTACACCGGGGCGATCTAAACCGACGCGCTCGCCGATACGATCTAGCCAGACACCCGACGCAGTGTTAACCGCAGCCTCTAAAGCCAACTGGTTCGCCGCGTCAATAAGGTCAGCTTGCACAATATCGCAAAACGTCGAAATAAGGTTAACGAGTTTCGGCGAGTTTCTATATTGAGCTATGATTAAATCGCGGCAATCTGTTGTCATGATGTGACCGTAACCGTTACATCGGCGAGGGATTCGATCATAGCGCGTTCGTCAAACTTCACGACTAGCGTATTAACATCAACACCGCCGAATACCTTCAACGTAAGAGTGTTAACCTCATGACCCGGTACGCTATTTATAGGCGTATATAACCTGCTCTTTAAGACGTCTTCTCCAATCTGAATACCGTCAGTCTCGAACACATTGTCTCCGAGGTTAGGCAAACCAGTCGCAAAACTCTCAAAATACTCCCCAAAATAAGCTGCGATGCGCTGTTTGATCAATGCTATACCGTTCGCGGGGAATCTCGAATTCGTGGTAATATCGACGTCGATCACCGTGCGTAATTCAGTCACACGATAGAACGATATATCGATATCAGGTCCGTCGGCGCCGTTCCCCTGTGCTTGTGGTACCGTTACGGTAGTGGTTCCGATACTCAGAGCCCCTATCGTTTTTTTAATCTGAATAGCTTTCGCTATATCGATATCGACGCCGCCTTGAACGGCAACACCTATCGAGTGAGCGGCGAAGTTAACACCGTCGACTACGACTGGCGCGCTCGTATCGTTTTCAGCGACTTGAGCGTCTGTGACACCGTCGACAGCGAGAACAGACGCCAGGACGCTATCTAGAGGCGAGCGCGCGTTTCGTGACAGACTGAGCAGATAACGACGTAGATAGTTTTCGTCGGTTTCCTGGTCCGCGCCAGGGGTTTGAACACCCCCATGAGGGTTATCGAGAGTCTTCATCACTTTTCATGATCAATTTCTTGTTCTTTTTTCCTTTACTGCAGTTACGGTTGTCACGATTACAGTTGTACA